ATTTTGTGCGCTTGTCAGACCGACCCACAACATCTGCCATCACTTGGTCCTCCAAAGCAGCTCCAGCACTGACCTGTAGCGGCTTGCGACCGTTCGTTTGTCGATGCCAAATACTTTGCCGAGCTTCGTCCAATTCGGTCCTCGACCACGCCTGGCAGCACTGAATGCCACTGCCCAGACCAGGCGCCGCTCGTGTTCCTCCAGGTTCCGTGACAGCTCGATCGCCTGCTCGTATCTGGTGACCTGCTCGGTTGTCGGTGCCAACCTCACCCTGGTGTCAGGGTCGGCATAGCTGAGCCACTCAGGCTGCACGTCAGGCCACCATGCCAGCCTGGCGCGCTGCTTGGCAGCTGGCAGCATGATCTCGGTTGCTGCTGCCTCGACAAACAAGTCGTGGATCTCAGCTGGTGTCATGCCGGTGTCTTGCTAGCCATTGCCTGACCACGCGCCGCATGGGTTTGATGCTTGACTTGATCTCGTGGTGGACCTCGGCACGCTTGATACCCCACAGCTCAGCGGCTGCGTCGTATGACAACTGCTGCTCCAGCATGGCAGCCTGCAGCTCCCTGCCCTCCTGGATCCGTCGCAATCGCGATCGACCCGTCAGTACAGCCATCGGCGGTGGCCTTCACGCATTGCCTGTATCAGCTCGGCCAGTGACGGGAACCACGGCTTGCCCTCGAGCAGCCAGTGCTGGATGCCGAGGTCCAGCTCATGCGCTGGGTAGTTTGCCAGCACCTCCAAATAATCCTCCCACATCATCTGCCAGCGGCTCTCCGGCCAGTCCGCCCTCGATCGATCGTGGACCGTCAAGCGTGCCAGCATGATCGCTGTCTGCTCCGTTCCCGCCGCCAGGTCGTTGACCTGCACCCTGGGCTTGAGTGGTAACGGCCTTGTGGAGACCACTGAGGCTGTTGCCCTGCCGGTCTGCAGCGCTGTCCCGGTCTCGTGGTTTGAAGTCTGGATGTCGCCGAACCCAGACCTGCCAGGCATGGGGCCAGCTTGCCTTCCTGGCTCTGGCTCCAGCGGCAGCTGTGTAGTGGTCGTAGAACTTCCCTGCTTCCTCTTCGATGCAATCTTCGTCAAGACCTCGTCCGCGTGCCCACTCACGTCCTTCATCTGTGAGCTGCCAGTCCTCCGGGATCCGCGTTCCACGGCTGCGCTTTTCTGGTTCATCTGGAGCTTCCTCTTGGGGGGGTTCTCTAGAGGGGGGTTCTTCTATGGGTGTGGGTGTGGGTGTGGGTACCCTCTCTGTGCATGCGTTTATGCATGTGCGTTTTCCTGCATCCGTAGAAACTTTATCGTTTGATTTCAATGGTTGGGGCCTGTGTCGGGCCTTCGCGGCTGCTGACAACCTATCGCGTCGAGCCATGACAAATTGTTTCTCGTCAACGAGCCTTCTTTGTTCTAAGCAGCCGTCATCACGCTCTGTGAAGAACGCCCTGATGGTCGGTTTGATACGTTTCCAGGTGCGTAAATCGACCCCGGCAAGACGCGCCCAGAGGGCATCGTCATCAGGCAATGCGGTGTCCTTGCGACGCCATGTCTCCATGAGCAGCAGCAGGTAGGCACCATGCTCCAGTGTCGTCAGATGGCGTGTGTCAGCCAGGTACGCATCGGTCCATAAGGGGATTGCTGGTAGCTCAGCCACGGTCCAACCCCTGCCAGGCGCACACCATCTCCGAGATCACCTCGTCACCGGTCATGCCATACGTATAGTGGCGGCCACATGCAGACATGATCTCGTGGTCTGTCATGCCGGTGCCGCGGAACCAGATCCATTGCTCGATCGCCGCATCCAGAGGCTGGCTGTTCCAGTCAGTCATGCGGCTATGAACCTGCTAGTTTCGTTGCCCCATGTGTCCCAGCCCGGCCATCGTTGTCGTGCGAACATCTCCAGATATGGCCCGGCAACCAGCTGCTCGACGCGCTCGTAGATGTCATCAGGTTTGCGTGAGTGTTCACGCCTGGGAGCTTCAATGACCTGGCGCACGCCGCCGCTGAGGCGTCTGGGCTTCCCCTTGGTAGCCAGCAGGCACAGCTCGGCTTGTTTCCGAGACCAGTAGCCCATGCCAATGCTGGGCTTCACCCATATGAAGGCAACGGTCTTGTAGGTAAACCCCCAGACTTCGATCAGGTTCAAAGCGTCAGGCATATGCACATCGACGACCCACATCAGCAGCGCGCAGTCATCAGCAGCAGGCAGCTCAAGCCCCCGCAGATCCTCCAGAGACATCGTCTCGTAATGGCGCTTGGCGTTCTTCTTCTCGCCCTTCGAGGACCAGTTCTCAAACCGCCACGGAGGGTCAACTAGGATGGCGCCATACTTGATCACGCGGCGCCCCGCTTAGCCTCTTCCAGCTGCTTGAGCATGCCTGCCCTGCCCTGTGTCTTCAGCGGTACCAGCTCGCTGAGAAACTTCTCCACGTCAGCGATCGACCGCACCTCCTCGACGTGCGCACCGCATGTCCTGAGTGCCCGCTGCGTCTCAATTTGCGCGCCGGTTGCCCTGCCGGTTGCTGACTTGATCTCCATGAAGAGCGGCGCCCAGTCGCAGGGGTCGTGGAACCTGCTGGGCGGTATGAGCAGCTCCAGATCCGGCCAGCCGGGGCGCAGACCCAGCGCTCTCAGCTTCCGGCCATACTGTGGTTTGCGGGCGCCCTCATTGGGGCTGTGATGCAGCAGCGCGTCGGCGGGTAATGCGCACTGCAGCCACTGGACGATCAGCTTGTGGAGATCCTCCTCCCGCATCAGTCGTCGTCTGGAAACGTGTTGTCAGAGCTAAGCGCCCAGGCCCAGTCGTGGAACGTGACAGCCCCGCCGGTGATGTCGACAATGTGCGCAATCGTAACTGCACTGGGCGTTCGCTTGTGACGCTTCAACAGAGAGATGTATGAGTTGTCGAGGCCCAGGCGCCGCCCGACCTCCGTATTGGTCAGGCCCTGCTCGACCATCCAGTCGTTGAAGTCCATGATTGTGTCAGACCCCTCGTCAGAATTGTCATAAACTCTGACAGGGCAGTCGAATGGAAATCAAGAGCTATTGCCTGCAATTTGATGCTGTATTGTCACTGGTAATGCGGAGTGTTATTTTTAGCGATGGTGATGCAACTAGGGGATTGATATGTCGCAGAAGCCGATCGACGCACCAGATCTACCGAGCCTGGACTTCCTAAGTGAATCGCCAGACCTCGCGCTGCGAATTTCGCAATATTACGATGACCTCTACCTTTGTTGGAGATCGCCGGAAGCATTTGAAGAAGAATTCGGCGCGGATAAATTCGCGGAAATGAGTAAAGCCGCCGCCGCTTTAGGGAGCTACTCGCGGACGCGGTTGTACGGCACAATCTGCGCTGCCGAGGGTCCAGCCCACGTCACCAACGCCATCTTTGGGAAATGGTTGCCGTCGCCGATCCTCACGGTCCAAAGGATCGTTCATCTCAGGATTTTGTACGGGCACTACGCCTTCAATTATTATGGCGACCCGGCCGTTTACGAGACATTCCAAAGCCTGACCGCGACGCTGAAAATGCTCGGCGTGAACATGAGTCCTGCTGCGCTGTATAAATTGGTCGATCATTACGCGCTGCGCGGCTGGTACTGGACGGACCACGACCCGAGCGACAATCGAGGAAGACTCGTCGCGCCGACCTCAATGGCGTTGCGCGAATGGGATATCTCCTCGATTTGCAACGCGCTGTCACTCGCAAGAATTCAGCAGTGGAACGATGTCGTCAAAGATATGGAGGAATTCACATCGCGGATGCACGACCATTTGGAAAACTGGCACGGCCTCTTCGAGACGGAATTCGGGATGCCATTCGCGGATTTAAAACATTTCGACATGGGTCTTATGCCGCCATCGGGAAAGTTCGACAGGCACTGATTCACAATATTTTGTGTGTATTTTTCCGTGCATCACTAATTACAGAGATGTTCACCAAATATCGTACGATTATTAGGAAATGAATTAGGTGACAATCACCTCTAACATACGTGCATCGCGCATGCGTGCTGGTCTATCCCAAACCGATTTGGCGAGGGCGACCGGCATGACCGGCGGCAAGCTGGGGCGTATCGAACGTGGGGAGCGAACGCTCAAGCCTGAAGACGCCATAGAAATTGCGCGGGCGTGTGGTGTTTCGGTTGCTGACTTGTTTGAGGAGTCATTAGTACCGCAGCCCGTCACGGCGGGTGTGCTGCCAGCCCTCAAGTTGGTCGGTGAGTTTATGCTCACTGAAAGAGTGGTGCGTTTCGTGCGAACGACGACAACCATGCAAAGACCTGGCTATTTGGAAGGCGTCTCAGACGCCTACGCCATGCACGTCTACACCTCTGAGATGGAACCCAGGTACGCGGTCGGTGAGACGGTGTTGGTTGATCCGTCGCGCCCAGTTCTTAAGGGGCAGTACGCGGTCGTGGTTTACGCTCCTACTGACGTCGCGGATCCGCGAGCGTACGCTCCTACTGACGGCGCGGATCCGCGAGCGATCGCCGAGATCCGTCGCGTCCATGGTATTGATGAGTTCGGCGTTGATCTGAAACGCCTCGATCAGCCACAGCTTCAACATCTCGTCTGGTCTGAGATAGCTGCGCTTGACCTGATCGTGGGGTCGCAGATCTAGAACACTCATTTAATGCGCATTAAATCGGTGTCGTAGTCATCAAATAATTTCCCCAGACATACCCACAAGATTTTAGACCGTCACATATTGTTTGAATATGTCATTCGATTTACCATCGCCTTATGGGCATGGTTCCAGCGTATTACGCAGCAAAACACATCAGGCATTGGTCTCAGAGTAAGGCGCGCTGCCCGCTAAGCTACTTGATCTGCGAGTATATGATTCGCCAGCCGCGCTATTACGAGGCGCGGACGGCCAAGGCTGATGGCGACGCGGAAGCAGACTTCCGCCTGGCGCACTACGCAAAACCCACAAGTATCTCAATGGCGGCGGGCACAGCCGTCCACACAGCGGCGTTCGCGGTTGCCAATGGAGCTGACTTCATTGAGCAGCTTAACGCCGTCACGGACGCTCTGAGTGCGCACACGCCCGTTCCATGGCTGGAACGCGACGCGGCGCTGCAGGATTTCATGCTCTCGGACGCAGATGCTGTTGAAGCGACACTTGAGAATGCTGTGGCGGGAATTCGCGAGGCATTTGTCGGTGCGAACACGATCGATGCTGAAGACAAATTCGAGATTGACCTGCCAGGGGTCGAGATCCCGACGGTTGGCTACTGCGATGGGCGCGGCGGCGGGACAACCGGCGAGCTGAAGACCAGGTGGGATCGCGTCAATCCAAAATCCGCGAGTGGCTTCGCCATCAACTCCCTGCCGCGTGAGCCAGACCGCAACGACATCCAGCAGGCAGCTCTCTACCGGCACGTCTTTGGCGGCACGGCC